GAACCTGGGGACTTACCTAAAACAAGCAAAGATCAAGTTAGAGAAGAGGAAGCCAGAAAAGCAGCAGAACTAATGAATTCAAAGTCGGAGACTCCATAGTGTCTCCTACGGAAGGAGATTACTGATATATGCCTAGAACTACAGCAGGAACACGTACTACAGCTGGAACAAGACAATTAGTTAGAGGTTTTGGGACGTGTTTGAATTTTAATGGTAGCACTTCTTCTATTAATGTTGGAACATTTGGAGCTTTTTGCTCTACTCTATCTGCTGGGACTGTAACCATAAGCAGTTGGTTTAAGATAACTGATAATGGGGCTCGTCAGGCAATAATTGGAGAAGTTGATACAGGATTCTCACTAATAATTCAGCTTTTATTAAATTCTGCTAATACAGGCGGGGGGGGATATTTAAAAGGAGGAGTTTTTGTTGAAATAAGGGATTCAACATCTAAAAATTATGCTTTTGCAAATACTACAGTTTACCGCTTTAATGATGGCCTATGGCACCATATAGCAGTGGTGGCAACTCCATCTACTAATACTGGATTGATATATATTGATGGTGTCTCACAAGCAGTAACAGCTACAGCTACTAACAGCCCTAATAGTTTTTCTTCGTTTGGGTTTCCTGTATATTTAGGAGGTAGAAATTTAAGAGGTGTATTAGATCTGCCATTTAAAGGCCTCTTGGATGATTTAAGATTCTATCAATCGGGGTTAACTGCCACTCAGATAGCAAGTATGTATTATACAGGCTCAGGTGATCCTACGAAATTTTCATGGTATAAACTCGATGAGGGATCAGGCAGCTCAGCTACAGATTCTGGTAGTGGAGGGAACACAGGCACCATCACAGCTGCCACCTACTCCACAGATGTCTTCATGAAAACAAGAACAGTAGCATAACACTGACATACTCCCACGGCTAAAGCCAGTGGGGTTCTAAGGTCGCATAGCTTCTTTGCGTTGCCTTTTGGCGGGTATCAGACTCCGCTTGCAAAGAACTCTTTTCTCTTTGCAATTGACTAATGCTATCCGACAAAAACGCTATATTAAAAGCAGCGTTCACATCAGCATTGTCGACGTGTCCACAAGGACACTTGAATAATTTGTCGTTTCTATTTCCTATTTGACCACACCTTGAACAACATTTACTTGTGTAGGCGGTGTCCCTGAAAAGGTGATTAAGTACCGCAAATAAAAGTCGCTCATAATCCACAATCCCCCTTGTTATCCTTCCCTTAGTAAGACAGTCTTGGTAGATCAATACTTGACAAAAGATAGTTTTTTAGCTATACATCTATCAAACTCCTCTGATCTACCAGGGGAGTTTTTTTGTTGGGATAGAACAGCCTGAGGAAAAAGGCAACCGACGTGCCGCGTCTATGTTGTTCTGAAATGCACGTTTCCCGGAACATAAACATAGAAAGAGTTCTTTATTGTGTCAGGTGAGATTATTTCAAGTCCTGCTCATAAATAATATATCAATGCGGGTGTACTCTCTACGGAACCAGGAAGAGAATGTAGCTAGATATAGGGGTAGGGGAAAGCCTTTTAGATAAGGAGAGTTTGTTGTGCTTTCATCATTCACACGGAGGATTGGAGCCAAGACCTGCGACATTCCCCACATATCCCGGATGAGCTTTGAAATATTCATCCCACGAAGAATAACAACGTTTTCCGCTGTCTATGGGTGAAGGGTTGTACTGATTCGGACCCGGTCCAATATTTTGTATATTTTTTTCTGTTTCTTTTCCAAGCGTTTTGTAGGTATCCCGCGATGCGTTCATATAGTCGATAGAGTCCTGAATACTTTTGCTTGTTTCATTCATCGCCTGTATTTTCATCCTCAATAACTCAGCCTCAGAATTGTTTGAAGTTGTGGCAGATGATCCATTATTACACTGATTCTTCGGAACAAACTTCCACGTTCCATCATGATTACCACAACACGTCATGTTGCTGCACTCGCTCTGTTTTAGTGGGATGCTTCCTCCTCCACAATTTGGGTGTCTCTGACAGTGAACAGCGGGATCAGTGTCCTTCACTGGAGCAACGTATGCTTTCTTTTGGATTTTAGCAGTGGGTGTTGGTGTCAGGGTAAACGTAGGTATCGGTGTAGGACTAATCGCAGCACTCATTCCAAGAACTTTATTCTCCTGGTACATATCCCAGTACATCGATCCAATTACGACAAGAATGAGGAAGGTGAAACACGCAGCTCCGAAGATAAATAACTGCTTGGTAATTCTCCATAACAAGTTGCTCATAATCCTATATCTCTTCATTCAGAATACGGGTAACGAAGAAAAATATAAATAGAGATAGAACAACAAATAATCTTATAAATCTTTTCATATACACAGAATTATATCACTAAGGAGCAAATATGGCAGTCAGAGGAGGATCATGGAGCGTAGGAGGATTTAGACTACCCGAGTTTGGAATAACCGAAAAAATACAGTCAGTAGTCTCTCCTAAAAAACCTTTAACAGCGCAGGGCGGAAGCAGTCTTTTTGGATCTGCGCAAGTCAGCACCGGAACCTACGGACAAGGTCTCCAGCAACAGACCCAAGCTCCTTATGGTCCTGGTCTGAACTCACAAGGACAACCAACCTATCAACCTCAGACGAGCGGTCAGGGAGCTGGTGCAGGTGGCGGTCAACAATTCTCTCTCCAGGGTCCAACAGCCCCACAAGAAACAGGACAAGGGGATATAGGCATTCTGCGTGATCAGTACGGTGTAGCGCGGCAAGGACTGGAACAGCAGGGCGGACAGCTCGATCAGTCATACGCACTCTCTAAGGGCGATATAGAGGGCGCACTGGGCGATGCACAACAGACCGCAACCGTACGCAAGCAGGAAAATGATAGCCAGTTTGGTAGTCTACTGCGCCAGGGGCTACAAACCTACCAGGATCTGAACCGGCAACGCTCCGGTATCTTCTCGAATCTCGGCTCTCTGGACTCTTCATCTTTTCAGGAACAGCAATATCGTGGTGATCAGGAGTACGGACAACTGAGAAATAACACCTTGCAGCAGCAACAGCGGTCCGGGAGTGAAATAGATCGTCAATTTGATACCTATAAACGCCAAGCAGATAGCGAACTGGCCAGGCTCGGACTGACGTATCAACAGGGGAAACAACAGATTGCATCAGCGATCGCTAACAATGATCTCTCTCAGGCTTCCGCAGTAAAAGGCTATCTGGATCAGATCAGGCAGAGGGCCGCTGAAGTACAGAATATGCAAGCTCAGTTTGCTAATCAGGTGGAGATGCTCAAGGCTCAGGGGGTGAATGTGAAGACCGCAATAGCTGGACAAAACCCAGACGCCTATCAACAGCAATTTAGCTTGCAAACAGCCAATCAGCGCAATGCTCTAGCAGCTATCACTCCGCAGCAGCAAGCAGGCGTACAGGGGCAAGGATACATCATCGGAAAAGACGGTAAGAAACGTGATCAGCAAGGAAACATAATCGAATAAACACTATGTATGTTCCAAGACAAAATCCGCAATTTTCTCGGCACACTCAAACAGCCCGCTAGGGATTTCTTCGGTGGATCTCAAAAACTCGTGAGCCCCGTTCCTCAGAAACCACAACCCACGTTTGGGCAACAGCTGATGCGAGGAGCCAACGACGCGTTTATATCGTTTGGTAATTCTCCAATAGGAAAAGGTATTGTTTCAGCTCAGAATTTCATTGAAAGTCCTCGTCCGAATCGGGTTATACCGCAGATACAGCCGTTTTCTCCTAACACCATGAGAGGAACTGTCGGAAATACTGTGGCCAACATCCCCGGAATGATTGCTAATACCGTCGTAGGACAAGGAATACTAGACCCAGCATCTGATGTAGGCAGAGTGATCGGAAACACCATAAGTGGTCGTCAGCTTCCCAGTTATGAAAGCATGAAAAGCCCAGCTGGACGATTTGGGTATCAGCTTGGAAATATATTCAATCCACAAGCAGGCGCAGTGACACCACAAACACCAAAACAGTATGTAGGCAATGTTGCAGGAGCAGTAGAGCCCGCATTCACCGCATATGGAGGAGCAAATCTATTCAACATGGGGAAACAATCATTGCAGGAGGCCGGAAAAAATACGTTTAAGTACGCAGTGAAAAGAGGGGCGTTACAAGGGGGTTTTCTTGGTGGTGTCGGTGGTGGAATATCTGCATTATCTCAAGGAAGGGATATAAAAAATGACAATGAGTACTACAAGAACCTAGCCATGAATGTATTTGCTGGAGTAGGAATAGGTGCAACACTTGGCGCAGGGGTAGAGGGTGGAGGCAGTGCACTAGGAGTAGTGAGAAACAAGCTCCTCAGCGTTGTAAAAGGAAAACTACCAGACGGAACGAACGCAGCGCATGTGGTGAATCAGTTTATCCGAGATGAAATGGGGAGGTTTGCAGGCAAAAAACATGTAGGGAAAGAGCCAGTATTTTATGGGGATCTGCGCGAATCTCTGGGACTTCCTAGAACGGGAGACTATCGCGGTGGGTTTGTCGACTTCACCGGAGGTAAGCCAGCTATAAAAACCGATCCATTAACGGGAAAAACAACGTACAACAGTCCTGCGGTTGCCACCGATGGAACATACAACGTAGAGCAAGGCAGACTATCGGATCTCAAAGTCTTTCAAGGTATGGATGAGGCGTCTAAGGCGAAGTTTGGGCCTATTATGAGGCAGAAATATCCCAATGATGCGGGATTTATCCAAGGATCAGCAGATACAAAGCAAGCGGATATCTTGCATCCGGATCTACGTACAAAGGCAGTGCCAGGATCGTATACCAACGTTACAAACGTAGATAACCGTCTTATTCCACAGTCTGTACAGCCTAAAACTGTCAGTGTCTGGAAAAAAAGCAGGTTTTCAAATGGTGGTGGGTACGCGGACGTTCCAGTAATACGGAGAGAGGATAACATAACTCTATACCAGGGTGGGCATGGAGAAAATAGACAGTTTTGGACTCCAGATGAAAAATATGCATCACAATTTGGAAAAGTTACAAAAAAAACAGGTAGTTTTTATAAGATTGACAATGGCAACAGAGTCACAGACGTATATGTGGAGGCAAAGAATAAGCCCCAATCCACCGATCCTCTGACACCAGGGTCTGTCACTCCAAGGACTGATCTTCTCAATCAGGCGACACAGCTAGAGCAGAAGGGATCTGAACAACTGGCAATCAACCAGACACAGGCAGAGGCAGCACGAGCAATACGGGGATCTTATTCCCCTGAGGTCATAGCAAATATCAATAAGGTCAAACAGATGGCGAAGTCTCAATCGTTTCTTGAGGGAGATATCGAAACACTGCGTAAGCGTAATCCGAAGCTTGTAGAATCCGTCGTTGAATCTGTGCGAGAGAATCATTCCAATGGGGGATTATCGGATGAGCAAGCACTAAGAATGGCACTTGATCTCCCGTCGGGTGCTGATCTTCGCGTGAAGAAGCCTCCGGAGCTAATGGAAGCACAAGAGCTGCGACAACAGGCAAATCAGGTGCAAGACATGGTGTACAACGCGCAGGCATCACCGGAAACAAAACAGAAGATCATAGAACAAAATCAGAATCTATTGAAAGAAAACGCAAAGAGAGAATTTGATGAGTGGCAGCGGTTTGTCCGCAATCAAACTATCGCTGCTACTCCCGGCAATCAGGCACAAGGGGTAGGTAATATGTTCCGTAAAGCCACGATGTCACCGGCTTCTCGAAACATAGAGCAGCTCAATGATATCAGTGGATTTTCTGCGGGGAATAGGGATCTAACGCGCAACTTCAAGGCTGTGTATGGCAAGCGGTTTGATCAGGTGAAGCATGCGGTCCTTGATCCGTTTGATCGTGCAAAAGGGCAATACGTAGACGATCTGAAAACATGGTCGGACTCTTTGGATACTGACATTATCAAGCGGTTCAAGATCGGGAAGGGGAGTAAGGAAAGCGCAGCGATACAAAACTACGGAGAAGGGAAGATGTCACTGGATGAGGTAAAAAAAATGTTCCCTACCAAATGGCAAGGTATCGTCGAATCTGATCAGTGGTTTCGCAAGCAATACGACACCATGCTTGACCAGGTGAATCAATCAAGGCGTCGTATCTACGGGAATAATCCCGAGAAGATCGTACCGAAAAGAAGCGACTACTACCGCCACTTCAAGGAAATGGCGCAGGGATTCCGGGGTCTGATGAACATATTTGATACTCCGGCCAACATATCATCGAACCTCTCCGGTGTATCAGAGTTTACGAAGCCTAAGTCTAAATATGCATCATTCATGCAAAAGAGACTCGGAGTGATGACCGAGGAAGACGCAGTGGGTGGATTTCTGGACTATATCAAAGCCGCGTCATACGCTAAGAATATAGATCCTCAGACTGCAACGTTTCGGAATCTTGCGGAGGAATTGGCGGGGCAAACAACGGAAGGAACACCAAACGCAGCGCGGATCAATAACTTCATAGAGTACCTTCAGGACTTTTCTAATGATCTTGCTGGAAAGACCAACCCGTTAGATAGGTCTGCGCAGAAATGGATCCCGGGAGGCAGAAAGACATTTCAAGTTATAAGCTGGCTCAATAGCAGGGTGAAGGCGAACGCAGTCATAGGCAATGTATCTTCTGCTATTTCTCAGATATTCAACGTTCCCCAGGGTATCGCGAGTGCAAATCCTGTGAACGCATCAAAAGGAATGGGACGGTCTCTTGCGTCTATGTTTATAGAGAATAAACCCATGAATCAATCTATATTCATCAGGGAACGATACTCCTCTAATATTTTCAACAAGTTTGAAACGGGCATGGTTGCAAACGTAGGGAAGTTTGCGAAGTGGATGACCGGCGCACTCGACGAGGTAGGCACTAAGTTTATATGGAACTCCCACTATGAAAAAGCATTGAGCGAAGGAATACAAAACCCGGCTAAGTATGCGGACGACATAACCAGGAGCCTGGTAGCAGGGCGAGGGATCGGAGAAGTACCCCTGCTACAAAAAGCAAAGATGACACAGCTTATTGCCCCATTCCAACTAGAAGTCGGCAATCTCTGGTGGGTGATGAAAGACTTTGTAGATGAAAAAGCATTTGGCAAGCTGGCTACTCTTTTGGTTGCTAATTACGTGTTCAACAGAGGAGCTGAAAAGATAAGAGGTTCAGATGTGGTATTTGATCCTATTCAAGCAACAATAGAGGCAATACAGACCTTTGAAAAAGAAGAAGATAAAAAGTTGGGATTGTTCAAGGCAGGAGGAAGATTGGCCGGAGAATTTGCGTCCAATATCCCAGGTGGTCAGACAGCGGCTTCTTTGTACCCAGAGTATGGCGCGAAGATAGGGGATATAGAACTGCCTAAAAGAGAGGAATTTTTCGGTAAGGGTGATCCAACCCGTTTTAGCTCTGGTCTACTTGCAGCAGAGGGATTGAAAGATCCGTTGTATAAGGTAATTCCCCCATTCGGAGGATCGCAGCTGAAAAAAACTATTGAAGGGAAGAAGAATTACGACAAGGGATACAGCGAATCAAAGACAGGGCGGGTACAATTCCAGGTAGACAAGAACCCAGTAAATGAAGCAAAGTCCTATCTCTTTGGTAAGTACTCAACTCCTGAAGCACGACAGTACTTTGATGAGAAAAAGACGCCTCTAGGGGATGTGCAGTCAGAAACATACAAGATGCTTCCGCAGGATCAGAAGGATACATTTTATAAGTCTATACAGGAAGAGCGCAGAGTAAATGCACTCATAAAACAGGCAGAGGAAGCGATAGAGAATGGTGATGATCCTTCCGGTATTATATCGCAGGTATCAGCTGCCGAGGACGCTCCTAACACCAGTGAGTATGCAAAGAAAGTACTGGCAAAGGCGCAGGATAAACTAGCAAAAAAGAAACTGGAATTTTCTGGAAAGGATTACCTCGAAGAAAACGGGAAGATCTACTATCTCAATGAAAACGGAAATCCTGCAATCATTGATCCTTCTTTTAGTCCTACTGTACCAAGCCTTACAGGGGACAAGGTATATGACAAAAAAATAATCAGTAAGTATCAGGGAGATATTACCGAGAAACAGAACGATATATTGCAGATGAAAGAAATAGGCAAACTCTCATTGGATCAAGCTAAGGTACAACTGAATAAGCTGGAGGAAATGAGAAAATCCATCAAAGGCACTGGATCAGGAAGAAAGAAAATAAAAGGGCTATCAGCCTTTAAGAATTTCAAGATTAAAACATCGTCTAAAAAGACTATAAACTTTAAGCCGTCAAAGCCGGTGAGCCTGAAACTTCCCCAACTACGAAGCGGTCTGGGACGCTTTAAGCTGAAATCTTTCAATCCTAAAAAGGTAAGTCGCTCATAATACCACCTCTATCTAGCCATACTCCGGCTATATGGCCTACACGGGAGGGAATCTCCAATCACAACTTGCATACCGTCTCGGGGAAACGGCAGCACCATCTGACAGCACCACACTAACCATCCGCTATGACTGGCTGACGAAAGCATATTTCAAGGCAGCGAGAAATCGCAATTGGTGGTGGCTAGAAGGAGCGCATACGTCAAACACGAATACCGGATCGACAACCGGGTACGCTGAACCTACCGATCTAAAAGAATTTATTGAACTAAAAATATCGGAAGTATTTTACGATCAGATTCCCTATAACGACAACCGTATCTATAAAAACTCATTGGGCGTTGTCTCTCTTCCTTCCCTGCGTCGTTCTTTCAAATTTTACCGGTTTAACGCACGGTACTACCTGATTCCCGCAGATGGAAATGACGCAGCGGTCCACTACATAAAGTATTGGAAACGGGTGAGCGTGATCGATGAATCCGCAGACACTATCCTCATGCCGGACGAATACTCCGAGATGATCGTCGCCTATGCGGAAGCCCGCTACTGGATGAGTATCACCCAACATGCGAAAGCATCGGTACCGTTTCAGGAGTTTGACGAAATATTGAGGGAAATGGAGGCAGAGCAAGACCGCCGGGGAGCTGGATCATCCGGCTTCGCGATCCTAGACCCGGAGGATGCTTACTGAGCATGGCTCCCAAAATCCCAACCAAAGATACCCCGGAGAAGCGCGAATACGTCATCGGATTCCCTAAAGGGGTCAATGTCCTGCAAGATGACTCCCTCATTGATGATCACGAATTGTCTTTCGCCAGGAATGCCATCTTGGTCGTTGACGGGATAAAGAAACGATTAGGCACGATCAATTTTGGCTCTGATTCTGGATCTCGTGTCTATGGTGGTTCTCCGTTTTATACCTCCGCAACCAGTAATAACCGCTGGATTATCCGCGAAGGAGGGACAGCACTCCAGTACTACAACGGCTCCAATGTCCCGACCAATATATCGGGAGCTACGATGACCACCGCACTTCGGACAGAGTTTGCTATGGCGCGAGATACGCTGTACGTGGAAAATGGTACGGATGCCCTGGTAAAAATAACCATATCAGGAGGGGTACCAACAGCAACCACCTTTACCGCACTAACCACGCCGGTAAGTCTGACCGTCACCCCAACAGGAACAACAGGATCTACAAAATATTCGTACCGAGTATCGGCGTACAACGCTACCGGGGAAACACTCGCGCATGCGTCTATAGCCATAACCAACGGGAACGCCACGTTGTCTGCTACCAACTACAATGCGCTGGCATGGACGGCGGTAGCCTCGGCAGTCGGCTACAACATCTACGGTCGAAAATCGTCAACGGATAACGGTATCGGAGAAACCAAGATGGCCAGCGTTGTCACGAATGCGTATAACGATACCGGCACCGACACCGACACGCCGTCTACCATCCTTACTCCTCCAGAGGGAAACTCAACGGGCGGACAGAAGGGAACCATGATCATCTACGCGATGGGACGCTTGTTTGTGGCTGGTGATCCGTCGAATCCGTCTCGTATGTCTTACTCGGGATATGGGGCGCAGCTGGAAGACTTCTCAACCGCCTATGCCGGAGCATGGATAGACATTGCCAAAAATGATGGGGATAGTATCACTGCGATATACTTCTATCAAAACAAAGTCATCATATTTAAGCATAAAAGCGCCTGGCAATTCTCCTTCACCACTGCGGGACTGCCTCAAGTAGAGCTGATCACGAACGAGGTAGGCTGTGAGTCATTTCGTACGGTTCGGGTGGTCAATAATGACTTGTGGTTCTTGGCGAAGAAAGACGGTAAGGCGGCTATATACTCCCTGGGAAATGTACAAAACTATTTCAACTCGCTCCGAACGACAGAGCAATCCTTGAAAATATCTATGGGTTCAATGCTGGAGAGTGTGAACCTGGCCTATATCGGCAATTCCTGTGCGTACTATTTTCGCAACCTCTATATCCTCTGTGTCCCACAAGGTAGCTCGACCACCAACAATCAGTGCTACGTGTACGATACGCGTTTCGGGTCCTGGTTGGGGTATTGGGACAGCATACCGGCCAATGCCTTTTTTACCTATAACGACGCCAATGGAGTGGAGGAATTGTATTACTGCGCAGAAACCACCGGCTACATTGTGAAGATGTTTACCGGGACGGATGATAATGGAACCGCTATCACCTGGAGGATACAGACCAAGAATTTCATGCAGGGACTATTTGATCAATATAAGATCTTTCGTAATCCTGTCTTGTGGTTTAAGGATGTCACTGGGGGAACGATCACGGGCTACATCATCAATGACGGGGTGTTTACTTCCGGATCGTTTAACATTTCTCCTATCGTATCAGGGGTAGGGCCTGGGTACGATATCATGGGAACATTTAGAGCGGGAGAATCTCTGGGAGCTGCTACGACAACCGCAAATTCGGATCAACCAATAGAAATCATAAAATCATTCAATGCCCGTTCTATCAAGTTTGAACTAGACGACGAAAATGCGCTCGCGTCTTTCAAGTTTCTCGGACTTTCCTTCCGCTGGCTTCTTCTGGATGGAAAACCTCTTCCGGCAGCTAACCGGGTACGGCTCACATAAGTCGCTCATAATACACCCTTGTAGCTTCTAGTATGAGGGCATGGCTTTACCTTTGGACATCCCACAAAATTTCTCAACCACGCTCAACGTAGGCGGTGGAATAGACAGCTCGCAGACGGCGAGTATCGTTCTCACGTCTGTCTCCGGACTTCCTACTGATGGGGGCATGCTCTGTTTTGATTGGGCCTCAACACTCGATACGGCGGTAGCGGAGTACATCGAGTACGGGGGTATTTCCGGTAATACGCTGACAGGGGTAACTCGAGGCCAAGAAGGGGTGAGTGCAAAGGCGCACAGTAACGGATGTACTATCGTCGGCGTGGTCTCCCGCGTACACATAAAACGGGTACGCGATAAACTGACTGGCAATGATGCAACAGCTATCCAAGATACGAATGCAAACGAAATACTCAAGGTGGCGCAAGTAGCATCTGCGGTCAATGAAGTAACCCTGACAAACGCGGCAACAGGTAATCCTCCCCTCATATCTGCAACCGGAGGCGACACCAATATTGATCTCAAGCTTGTACCGAAAGGAACGGGAAAGATACTGTTTGATGCAAATTACGGCGCAATCACCGCAGACTCAGATGGAGCAACGGTAACGTTCAACATGGCTACTTCAAGTCGTCACGGGGTTACTCTTGGAGGCAATCGCACACTGGCAGTCTCTAACGTATCTGTGGGGCAATTCTTCATCATCCGACTTCTGCAAGATGGCACAGGATCACGAACCGTAACATGGTTCTCAACGCTAAAATGGGCAGGTGGGGCAGCTCCTACCCTAACGACAACCGCCTCTAAGGCTGATATGTTCGGCTTCTACTGCACTTCTGCAAACAACTTCGACGCCTTCGTTATCGGACAAAATCTCTAGCCTATGGCGCTAAAAACCTCTCTCATATCGTACTGGAAACTCGGTGAAGCATCTGGTAACCGCGTTGATTCGCATGGGAGTAATACGCTAACGGACAACAACACCGTCACACAAGCTGCGGGAAAGATAGGTAATGCGGCTCAATTCACCGCTGCTAGCTCGGAATACTTGAGCATTGTAGACAACGCAGGTATTTCTACCGGAAACATTGATTTTTCAATTGCAGGGTGGGTATATCTGGATAGTAAAGCTTCTAGTCGGCGTATATTCTCCAAAACAGACAATACCGACTCGGAATACAACCTCTTTTACCGTCAGAGTACCGACCGATTCCAATTTGATATCAATAGCGGAGGGATTGCCGTCGCTGCAAGCACGCTCGGATCTCCTTCAACTGCTACTTGGTACTTTATTGTTGCGTGGCACGATGCAGCAGGGGATACGCTCAATATTCAAATCAATAATGGTACAGCAGATTCGACAGCAACAGCAGGTGTCGGACCTTCTGATACTGCGTATGGGTTGCAACTAGGACGGCTGGGTACGGATTATATGGATGGTCGAATTGACGATACTGCGTTCTGGAAGCGGACACTTTCAAGCGACGAACGGACACAATTGTATAACGGTGGCAATGGCTTATCTTACGATGTCTGGGATATTACAGGTACAGGGGGATCATTTATTTTCAACATGATCTAACTATGACCGAAAAAACAACAGACTTTCTCAGTGATAAAAAAGAATCAATAACCCTATGAATATTCAAGATGCGTTGCCATACATAAACATTTTAGGATTCATATTACTATTCTCTGGGTATTTATTTGCTCAGTTTAGATTCGGAGGAAGAGATGTGACTAAAGAAGTAATAGCCACCTATAAAGTCAGGCAGGATCAGCTAGAGGCTCTCCTCAAAGAAGCTCAAGAGCGGATCACTCAATTAGGACTTGATCTTGCTACCATGCAAGGACAGCTCCTGGAAAAAGATAAAAAGTTGGAGGAATTTACTAAAATATTTCAGGGTAAATCCCCCGAACTCGTTGAGATATTGAAGGAAATAAAAGACTTTATGAAGAAATTGTCAGAACAAATAAATACCAATGAAAAGAGGAATCAAGTAATCGATAAAGATACTGCAAGTGAAAGAGGAAAGGTGATGAGAAAAAAATGAAAACATTTGAATTCTTTAATAAAATTTTTTACGTTCTATCATCAGTACTAATTTTATTGAGTATTTATTACCTGTATGTAAATTTGCTAGTAAACAGAAATTTAGGAATTGATAACCTGAACAAATTGACCCAAGTACAGAAAGAGCATGAGCAGATCATTGAGTTATTCAAGCAGTGCGAATAAAGGAGATTGTATGAGAATACCGTTTAACGGAAATTATCGACTTTCACAAAGACACGGAGAGAATCCGGATATATACAAACGGTTTAATCTCAAGGGACATAATGGACTCGACTATGCTGTTCCGAATGGAACAGAAATTGTCGCGCCCCATGATGGAAAAATTATGGAAGCGGCGTTTGATGCAACAGGATATGGAAACTACCTGAAAGTAGAATCTCCCAGTGAGGGATCGATATTGGCGCACCTACAATCCTTCAAAGTGAAGGTAGGAGATCAGGTAAAAGAAGGACAAGTCATTGCTATGTCGGATAATACGGGATTTTCAACCGGAGCGCATTTGCATTGGGGGTATTACAAAATCCCCAGGAATAGAAATGACGGGTACTTAGGATTTATTAACCAACTGCCGTACCTACCTACTGCCCCTCCTGGAACTGTTACACCTGGCGAAGATCCCAAAGACAAGAAGATACGGGAGCTGGAATCAGAAAAAGAGCAATTGTGGAAAGAGAAAACAGAGTGGGAGCATAAGGCTAAAGATAATGACTTTGCCTATCAGGAAGCAAGGGCGAAGTATAACGGACTCAGAGACGGGCTCGTCCAATTATGCAAACAA